GGGTAGGTGTTGGTCTTGCCAAAAGTCTTATTAGTAAACGTAGATTTGTTTTGGAGTTTGCAAAGAAATTCTTTGTTGATTCCAAACAAATGGATATGGTCCCTATAAAGGACTGTATAACTACGTGAACTAGTACTTCCTTGGTTCGGGAGTTTGGGCATAAGTGAAAGATGAATCTTTCCGCAACCTACTCCTTCCTTGGTGTTGGTTATAAAGCAAAATCCCGTATTCTCACGAAGAACTATATTAAGGTTCCAATGAGAAACAGGGTATTACTGGTTTGATTAACAATGCCTGGTAATTGGCATGGGTTTTCCACTTGAGCCGAATGGTTCTGTATGGAAAATGCATACCATACTAATATGGATCGTGACCTTGAAGATTTCGAAAATATTCTTAGAAATCTTGTCAATCTTTTTAAAGAAAGAATTGAAAGATATCAAGAGATACTTAAGAGATTTGAAATGTCTATTGCTGATCTTTCCAAAAAAGCTGAGAAAGAACTTCCCGTTGTAAGATCTAGAATGGCTGAGTTCGGTGGAGGAGACTTCATCGAATTCATCCCGTTTAAGATCCCAATGGAGAAGATACTCCTTACCCCCTTAACAGAGAGTACGGAGTATGCTCCTAGAATTACTAAGAATTTAAAAGGAGCTAAACTCGACTTTGTTGGTGAGACTCAGTATCATCGACATCAGGATCATGAGCCCGTATTATTTACACCTTTGAGTAATAACCCAATTCGTGAAAAATTATCTGATATTCTCAGTACTTTCGAAGATACTTTATCTTATATAGATCAAGTTTTTGAAAGTAATGATGAATCTGAGATGATTCAAGCGATTGATATTATTGCTCAATTTGTGTTTGGAGGTAATGATTTTGAGAATACGGTAAAGGAAGATATTTGACCTGATGGTCGTACCGTTGATAAATTGTTTGATGATTTTAATCAAATCTTCAAGTCTTTTTTAACGGTTACCAAAGATCTTAGATCTTCCTCTCCCTCTTCTACTTCGTCCA